CTTTTCTACTACGAGAAAAGAGTTGGGGATAAGATTCATGAGGATGATGTTCCAATGCACGACGGAACTTTAGACCACTCCTATTACCCAGATTACGACGGGGATTCAACTTATTGGTATAAGTATGAGAAGGAGTGGTCTATGGATTACTTCGATACCATTGAGTGTCCCTGTTGTAAGGCAGAGACAGGAAAGAGAGTTTCGATTTACTACTTCAGTGTGGGGGAAGGTCGTAATTCACACAAGTCTTTAAAGGAGCGTATGCGTTTTGCTCAAGATGGTATGGATAAGAAGCAAGCGGAAAAGTTTTATAAAGAATCTATTGAAGCCTCTAAGGAAAGGGTTAAAACTGGCGATCAACATTACAAGAAGGTCATGCCTAACTTTAAAGCACTTGAAGAGCGAGGTGAGGTCACACGCCTTAGTCCTGAAGCAAGAGAGAAAAAAGTTCAGAATTTGAAAAACAACAACCGTGTTCTAACCAAAGACGGTACAATCGGAAAAGCATCTAGAAGAAAGTAAACCCTGAACCTATCATAAACTATGCCCTACCACATTAGCGACAACACCAAGCGGGGTTGTCTGTATCTTCTCAAGAAGGACATCGAGTTCTTCTCTGAGATTGTTCCTCTTTTGAAGCCGGATTACTTCGACTTCCCTGCCTACAAGAATGTCTTTCTTGGGGTAAGGAATTACTACGACAAGTATCGCAAGCTTCCTTCGGACTCAGTCCTACCGGACTTTATTAATGCTAGCGTCTCTGGCGCTGCTGATACTGGTATCGACTATGAGAACGCGATTGCCGAGATCAACACGATTGATAAGTCGTGCTTGGGTGATCGAGAGTTCCTCTTAGACACCGTAGAAGAGTTCGCCCGTCAAAGGGCGATGGATCAGGCTGTTCGCCGTGCGATGGTAATTCTCAACGAAGAGGGTGAAATTGCTGAGGTTGAAGAGCTTGTGAAGAACGCCTTGCTCGTAAACCGAAATGTAGATGTTGGCCAGGACTACTTCGAAGAGGTCAACGCTCGCCTATACCGATCCTACCAGGACAATAAGGAGCGAAAAATTTCTACCGTGTTTGCGACACATGATAGAAACCTTGAAGGTGGATTGGCAGCTAAAGAGCTTGCTATGGTTGTCGCACCTCCCGGTGTTGGCAAGTCATTGTATCTCGTCAACCAAGGTGCCAACGCGATCTACGATGGTAAGAACGTGCTATACGTCTCTCTAGAGATGAGCCAGGATAAGATCGCAGGCAGGTTCGACTCTGTTCTTACTGAGATCCGTAATGCTGATCTGAAGAAGCCTCAAGCACAACTGAAGCTTAAGGACCGTCTGAACGAGGTTAAGGTTAAGACGAATGGTAGGTTGATTATTAAGGAGTTCCCAACGGGTGCCTCTAACGTGAACCAGCTTCGAGCCCTCCTGGTGCAACTGCGGCTTCACAAGGACTTTGTACCTGATCTCATCATTGTAGATTATCTGGAGCTACTACGTCCAAACCGTATGATTGACTCTGAGTATCAGGCTCAACAGCGTATCGCAGAGGAGCTTCGAGGTCTGGGTGTAGAGAATAACTGCCTGATCTGGACGGCCTCTCAAACCAACCGACAGGCACGTAAGGTCAACATCATCACAGACGCCGAGCTTGGAGACTCGTATGGAAAGATTCGCCCTGCTGACTGGGTTATCTCCTTGAATCAGAACCAGGAGGAGTATGATGAGGGTGCCATGCGCGTCTTTGTTATTAAGGCTCGTGATTCTAAGCAGCACTACCTAATTAATATCGGGGTGGACTACACCACTCTTCAAATGCGGGAACCGTCTCATGAAGAACAACAAGCCGAGTGATTTCCCTTTTATTAGGGACAAGAAGCATGTCTACAATAAACTTATCGACAAGGAGATCGGTGAGGTAAATTTAGGGTGGGCCGTCTTTACTTTTGAGCTTCATTCTGAGCTTCAGCAGGACGATCAAAAGGTCGATGGCTGCTGTCTTTGGGACGAGCGTAAGATTAAATTGGAAATGTCTCTTGATGATATTGACGCAAGGGAGACTATAATCCATGAGATCTATCACTGTATGCTCGAAGGAGCAGGTTTGGACGAAAAGAACTTCGATTCGCAAAGGATGTTCTTGACGAACGAGCAACTGGTGGTATCATTATCTAAGCAGACGATGACTCTGCATCACCTCAACCCTAAACTATTCGCAACGATTTATGCTTGATCCAGAGAACATTACACTAGAAGTTTACGAGACCATTGTTAAGGACATGGGTCAGGTTGCCCGTGATCCAAACGAGGTCGCTAATCAACTTCGTGAAATTTCCTCTCTTTATGGCTATTATTATGGTATCATGATTAAGGCCAAGAGGTTCTTAGACAATTCCGAGGATGCCTTGGAGAATTACAAGTCTTCTGCTCGGACTGAGAAGAGGAGTGAGGGCGTCAAGCTTACCGCTGTCGCCGCTGAAGATTATGTCCAATCCCTGGATCTGACCAGGGAACTAACTACTGAAGTTCGTCGTCTCAAGGAAAATTACGGTTATGCCAAGGGCATCTGCAATACCCTGGAGATGAAGAAAGATATGCTTGTCCAGCTTTCCGCTAACAGTCGGCAGGAATCCAAGCTTTACCAATAACTTGTTAGCACTCGATAGCAAACCAATAGCCTAAAGGAGAAATATAATGGCAAAAACACTAGCAGAACTTCGTGAGATGCACAAGAAGATTATGAACGAGGATAAGCCTCAAGGAGGCGGAGGCCAAGGGGCGTCTAACTGGGCAACGTTCCAGGATGGCGACAACTTTGTGCGATTCCTCCCTGGTAAGAATGACCCCCTTGAATTCTTTGTGGAGGGCGCTGTTCACAAGTATCAGAACAGTGAAGGTCAGTGGCGGAACTACAAGTGCCGTAAGCCTGCGGGAGAGAAGTGCCCCGTGTGTGATTACTACTTTGATCTGTGGCGTCGCCACAAGGATCTGAACCTTGGAAAGGATTCGACTGGCAAGAACGTCAAGTCGAAGTACGGGGATATGGCAACCAAGATCAAGGCTAAGGAGCGATTCTATGCTCTTGGTGTTGTGCGAGCCCTTGAAGAAGCGGGTGAAGATCCGATCAAGTATATCGCGATGAGCAAGCAGTTGTTTGATCGTGTCATGTCGGCAATGATCAGTGAGGACTTCCAAGATGAGGATGATCCTGATAACAGCACGATCATTGATTTGGAGCGTGGCAACGACTTCAACATTCGCATTACCCAACAGGGTCAATGGAAGAGCTTTATCGAGTCTCAGGCTAAGTACAAGAAGACTCGTGCTGGAACTCCTGCTCAGGTTGCTGAGTGGATGGAGAATGAACTGAACCTCCAATCTCTCGTTGAGGTTGGTAGCTACGAAGATGGCAAGGAACTCGTTATGAACCTTGAAGCTTCTCTTAACCCTATTAAGACCGAGACAACTTCGGACAGTGGGGAGGATTTACAAGTATGATTACTAAGAAATTTTGGTTGACAGGTCTGCTCGCTGCGATGATGGGCCTAATGTGTGCGTCTTGCGCTCTCGTTGAGAGCGTGTTCGCTGATAAAGTTGTTACCACCATTGGTAACGTGAAACCGGAAGCTCGTGCTGAGGCGGTTCCTGCCGACCTTGGTATGCTTCCGCCGGAAGTTGCTAGCAAGATGGCTAGTAGTGGTGAGACCCTCGTGGTCGTGGATAAGGGTGACATTCTGGACCCCATGGGTGATGTTGTAGACATCATGGATCCAGGTTCGGATGCTCTTGATTCGGTTGTTAGTATGGGGTTAGGTGCGCTTAACTCGGTCTTCCCAGGGGTGGCCGCTCTGGAAGGCTTGGGACTTCTGTTCTCGAAACGAAAGAGAAAGCACTACGGCACGGCTGTGAAAGCTGCGGTTCCAGGAAATGGTAAGGTGGAACTGAAAGATGCTGTACTCTCGCTTGGTAAGGCTATCGGTGTAGCCCACAGTTCGGATGGATCTAAGAAGATCTTTGAGGAAGAAGTGAAGAAGCCTGCGGCTTCGGTATAAAAAACAAAGATAGAATCACCGTTTCTAACCCAGGTCTTCGGATCTGGGTTAGTTTTTTTATACCCATAGCACTATAATGTCCTATGCGTAAACTTAAGATACTAGTTGTGTTTGCAAACCACGGAGGCTGTAGTTACTACCGTCAGTTGTCTCCGATGAAAATGATGCAAGAAGAACTGCCTGATAAGGTAGAGGTTCGATACAACGACAACCCTCTAGAAGTTGACATACCAAAGAATTACGCACCGCCTAATGATAAGTTAGAGGATATGAATTGGGCTGACATTGTTTTCGTAGCTAATATCTTAAAGTTTGGTGGGCCTTACACTGGTCGTGTTATTGGTGTTGCAAAGGAGCTTGGTAAGTTTGTACACTTTGATACTGATGATCTACTTACTGATTTGTACAAGGAACACCACCTGTATGATACTTACCAGGAGAATAAGTTAGGTGATGTTACAAAGTTCTGTTACCATCATGCCGACTTAGTGACCGTAACTCAGACCAAGTTTGCAAACAGAATTAAAC